CACCTTTTCTAGTTCTAGCGGTAGCTCTACCGGATCAACATCATTGATTACCTGATAGATAGAACCATTGGGGTGTATAGATGGTGGTAAAACCACATAACCCTTATGTTTAATATCTATACCAGGTATTAACTTGCCTTTAAATTGTTTACTCTGATCTGCCCGATAATAGAAGTGGAAGCCATTATCTGTTTTAACTGTATGGGTATTAGAAGTAACACACATCCGGCGATACTGTTCCCATAAAGTTCTTGATGAGATGTTGCGTATATCAAAGTCCAACACAACTAAATTTGATTGCACAATGGCTAAGCCAATGTTTAGATTAGGATCATCTTTAAACCACTTTTTAACCAATGATTTTTTGTTACTTGCATCAAGATAACCATGCCGTAAAAACTTACATGGCTCTTTAGATTGTGGCTTTAAAGGCATCACAAACCAACCTTTTTCAATATAAGCTATAGCGTTCATGCGTAAACCCATGATCCGCGATAGTTGGTTGTAAAACAATACTGGCCAACAGCGTTATCAAATGAGATACTAAAGTCATATTTATTTTGCTTTAAAAACTCAGTAGCCAATATTGCAGAAGCATAATTTTCTACCCAATAAATAAACAGATGTGACCAACAAATTGAATCTTCAAAGCGATCCTTTTGAGTTAGCCAATCTGATTCAGTTGCCCATTCCATTTGGGCTTGCGTTAAACCTTCAAACTGATTCTTTGTAAGTTTCATTAGTGGTTCACCTTTTGGTTGTGTACATACTCAGCTAATAAACCAAACAGTTTAGATTTTAATCTACGCACCGCATCATCAGGTGTTTTACCATAAGATGTAAACTCACCTAATACATTTGATGTTGATGCAACATAATGATCTTCATCTTTTAAATAATGAAAATCAATTTTAGATTGTAAAACACTTTCCATAACTATTAACATTTTTATCCCATCCCTTCAAATGGATTTACAAATGCAATTAAATACTAACCCACTGACAAAGACAATAGGTCAGGGTGGTGTGTCTTGTGATCTACCTCACCCAAAAGCCTTGCCCATAGCTGTAAATGACCCATCCGCATTAAAAGGAATCATCTCCGCGCTCACATTGCCACGCTTGATATGTATGATCACTGCGCCAGCCTGCCATTGGGCGTAGCCTTTGGTATAAGACATCTTTTTCAGGTCGCAGGTATGACCACACTCAATACCCACTAAAACACGCTCTAAACGGCCATTAAAGGCTTCTGAGTGGCATGTGTAGCCCAATCTATGCGTATGCCCCGACACTACTGACCGCCCCCACCTTTTACTAAGGTTCAACGCGGTCTGCCCGGCGATCTTAGATATGACCCCCTCATCCCCATGACAAAGCACAAAGTTAGTTCCTGGAATGGCATAAGGCTGTTTTGCATAGTGGATGCCTAGATCATCAAAGCCCATAAATTTTGCGTATTGCAACTCAGGTAATTCCATTAACCCAGGTATCCGGGCTATAGCTTTGTATAACCTATCTGAATGATTTGATCTACTTACCACATCTGTTTTTAAATCGTACAAAATATCTTTACAGGTTTCCCTATCTTCATTAAGGGTTTGCATAAAAGATTCTGCCCGGCCTTCACTAAATCTTGAAATAGTGTTGAAGTCCATCTCATCACCAACATTAAGAACTAAATCAAACTTAAAAGCCTTAACCAATTTTTTTAGATTGACTACGGCCTCTGTAAATTGAAATGGCACTTGTAAATCTGACACCACTAAATATTTAGCATTGAAGGTTTTATCGCGTTTAATCATCATCCTCATCTTCTGTTGGATCAATTCGGGGAATGATCTCAGTTGGTTTATTGTTCGGATTGACCCAATCAGGTAGTGATGCACCTGGTTCTGTTATTAACCAAAATGCAACATCACTACTAAAGCCGGCGGCTTTTGCTGCCCTGTACATTTCATTTAATGTGATGTAATGATTTTCTAACTTGTTTAGCGCATCAGCTTTGCGTGGCGTGCGCCGTTTACGCTTAGTTACTTTTCGGGGTTTTTTAGTAGCCATAGTATGTCTAATTTTAGATCAAACTATTCCACGAATGGCTCGCTCAACGCCTTCTTCCAAAGTTATTTTTGGCGTGTAGTAATCACTCATCATGGTTGGATCGCCTACCCGATATGGCACGCCTGCCGGTTTATCGGTCAATATCTTAAATCTATTGGCTGATGTCTTTTCATATCCCAGGGTACTCATTGCTATTTTGGCTAACTCTAAGAATGTTGTAGGCCGACCTGTACAAAGGTTAATTGTCTGATTGCAGTTACTTTTAACCATCTCAATGGTTGCATCTACTACATCATCAATATGGATGAAGTCCCGGGTAGTAGTTGCCTTACCCCAAATGTTAAATGGGTTAGCGTTCATAATCGCACGCTGAATGATTGATGGGAATGGGTAATCTAAATCTTGATCCGTGCCATATCCGCTAAATGGTCTAAGCGTTAATACCTTTGTACCTTCTTCGCGTAAATAATTCATAAGCATTTCACCGGTTAGTTTTGTCCAGCCATAGGTCATATCCGGCTTACCTATTTTGTTAAAATTTATATCCTTCTCTTTTAACTTTTTCTTTTTTGCCAGGGTTTGTAAATCAACTGGGTAAGCGGCTGATGATGAGAAGTACACAACATAAGGCTGTTTAGTTCGCATAGCCCAGGTAGCAAACTCAGCATCAATGGCAAGATCAACGGCTAAAGCCAATGGTTCATTTTCAATCATCATGCGGCCACCAACTAATGCGGCTAGATGTATTACTAAATCGTATTGCTTATTCTCTAATTGAAAGAATTTACGACAATCAACACCGGCTTTTAGATCAACTAAAGTTAGATTAGCGTTAGGTAATGCACGCCTAAAGGCACGACCAACAAAGCCATGTGATCCAGTAATAAGTATGTTCATCTATATTTTCTTACTAACTCTGCATAATCCGCACTTGCTAAATATTGTTGCAGTGCCAGTAAATCTTTTTCATACCACTTAGGTTGATTAACCCTGGCATACCCTTCATCCATCTCAGCCTTGCCTGCTACTGGGTGTAGATGCTCAATAATTACATCAGGTAAATATTTTAAGTAGTTTAAATCTAAACCTAATTGCTTTACAAAGTTATCAAAGAATAGGTGTACGCAACCTGGGAATGTCATGCCCTGTAACTCAACTACTAAATCCCGGCTCATACCAAAGGCTGTTGGTAGGTTTGCGCCTTGCAATAAATCATCACCATAAACAATGCCGGTGTTAATGCCTAACGCTTGAATAAAGGCTTGATCCCAGTTTTGGGTTCTAGGTAAGTGATCATCACCCATGAAAACAAAATAATCATATAAAGGATAGTTAGAAAAATCCAAAAGATAAACCGCACCGGTATTAAGAGAGTTAGCACAACCGCCTGTTTTATTATCGGCAGGTAGTAATTGTAGATTTTTGTTTTTAGCATATTCATCCCATTTCGGATCATCATTATCAATTACAAAATATAGATCGGCTTCTGTATTAGTATCTTTAAAGGCTTTGGCCAGGCGATCCGCATTTTCAGGCCTGCCCCTACTGGGTACAACCACGCACATCTTCATGGCCATAGGGTAGGGGATAAGGCTGACTTACTTCCTGGATATAAGGATTTCGTATAGCGTGTCTATTTTTTCCTCAATGCGTGATACCCGGCCTTCTAAGTTATGCCGGCCATTATTGTCAGGCTTCAACTCACTTAAATAGTGTTTAGTTAGCCAACGCACTGATGCCACTAGCGAACCAACAATTGTTACAGTTGATACTGCTAGTGCGAGGATGTCATTCATGGTCATTTACTATTGATGCCAAACTTATCATCTTTAGGATCAAAATAGCGTGCCAAAGGTGCAACTAAAGCACCGGCCAAAATCGCATACTCAGCATTCCAATCTGCAATTAAGGCTAATGCAGTTGTAATAGATGCGGCGGCAACGCTTCTTAGATAAGACTTAATAATTTCTTTTTTCTTAACATCTAATTTCATTTTAATCCTAACTCTTTTATTTTTTGTTTAACTTCATTTTGGTCTAACGCAATTTCAAAGTGCATATCATCTTTACGCCGTTTGTAATTGCCACCCCAGGTCAAACCATATTTAGTTATTAGTAGGTTAATTGTATTACGCTGATCCTTATTAAATGTATTTGACTTGCCCAAAGGATGTTTAATTGCATTTAAATCAATGGCCGTGCCGGATGCGTGGTTACTTAAAATTCTATCTGATCCCCGGGTTTGCCTAAAGGCATAACCCCAATCATCTAGTTGGCCTTCATCTATTGGCTCAACTAACTCATGAAAATCTTTAGCAAAACTTACCAGGATTGGCGCAACGGCTTTGGCACATGCAAACCTAATCTTTGTGCCTGGCACTGTAAAAGTTTCAATGCCCAGTGCTTTACGATCTTCACTAGCCGGCCAACCATTAGGGCTGGTAAGTTCTCTAATTGTTGCCATTTAATTATTTAAAACAATCCCCCAAGATTGTGCTATAAACCTAAAGCCCTTAAATCATCAGTAGTTAAACCAAGTGCGGCTAACTTGCCTTCGGCATTTGCTTTGACTTGCGCCTGTATTGCTACTTCATCAATAGCAATATGAGCATCAATGGCTATTTTTAATTCTGACTCAGTTAATTCAACACCTTCTGCTGGTAAAATCAATTTCTTTTTAGGATCGTTAAAATCGGCAATTAGACCTTTTCCACCTAGTTCTTTTGATAATTGACTTAGGTTAATTTCTTTTGCTGTAGTTGCCATCTTAAGACCCCATATCTGCAACGACTATATGGCGATATAGAAAGGTTGCTGTTGTATTATCTGGTGAACAAAATTTCATTGTAAAAGTGTTTGATCCTGCGGTTAATCCACTCAAATAAAAAGTAGCGCCTGTAGATGCAACTACTGACGCATTACCTGGAGATCTTGTTTGTGTTAAATTCGGCGCACCTGCCGCTAAAGTAGTAGCACCGCTTACTGCAACACTTATTTGACTTCTGTTATTATTAGTGTCGTTAAATGACCAAGCAGTTACAGTAACCATTGCTTTTGTACCAGTTGTTAAAGTTACACTTTGTGCAGTAGTTAAATCTGTAAAACTTGTTGAGGTTGTAGTTTCTTGAGTAGCAACTACATTACCTGCAGCCGTAAACCCAGCAGCCGCCGCCCACTTTAATCCAGTAGCCTGAGAACTATCCGCTACGAGTGTGGTGCCGTTTGCCCCCACGCCGAGCCTAGTATCGCTAGAACCAAATGTGTAAAGATCGCCTTTAGTAGTTAATGGTGAAACTGCACCGGCCTGTACAAAGTCAAAATAAATTGCCGCGCTTGCGCTTGTAAAATATAAAACTCCACCATCATATTGTGGCACAATTAAACTTCCGGCTGTATTTACTGTTGCAGTGCCGGCTGTAATTGTTACTAAACCTGATCCCCAGTTTTGAATTGTTACAGTATCGCCGGCTGAAAACAATCCAGTATTAACTGTAATAGTTGTTGCGCTTGTGCTATTGACCGATACAACAGTACCGGCATCTGCGGCAACTAATGTATAACTTGCAGTTTTAGCGGTAGCCGATCCGCCTAACATTGCAGTTTGCTGAAGCGATAACATTTGATTGGCCGTTAAAACCTGGCCTACACTAAACGATTGTTTTGCCATTTACACACTCCTAATAAGCCAAAGAATCTTCATTAAGGATTCCATCAACAATTGAGTTTAACACAATCCCAACGGCAAAGGGTTGAGCGCATGTAAAGGTTACAAGAAAAGATTTAGGTGTTATTTCATAGGTCAATCCTGCAATTACGCTATCTGTTACCACATTGCCTGCCGGTAGGGTTTGAGTTACCTCTATTGGGTCAAACATATCTAAATTTAAAGCGGCTACAACCCGGCTAGGATCATCCTCACCAAAGGCATCAACTGTTAATGAGTTTAATTGTATATCCACACCCTGTTCTTTACGGCTGGCAATAATCATTTGGGCTTGATTTAGCGCATCCGCTTCTGTTTGCATAATGCCATTTCTTACCCGGCTATGTTGGAAGTAATCTTCAATGCTTGCCGCATCACTAGCAGTTTGACCAGTTAATCCATTTGGCGTAACAGTTACTTTATTGATCATTTGATAATCTGAAATATCAAATTGCACTGCCTGATAGGTAACATCACCCGATCCAGGTACATCACTAAATGCTGTTGCCGTGCCACCTGATTCGCTTATGATGTCGGTACGCGACATAAATTTTGCATAACCGCGTTCATCAATATAAAAAGCACCTAGATCAGTGGCTTCAACTTCCTGACAGGCGGCCAACAATGATCTTGATGATCCGGTATCTGCCTGCACTGTTGTAGTTGCAGTTGTAGATATATCACGCATACCACCTGGCCATTCACCTTGATCTAATAAACTTGTAATTCTTTGTGCAGTAGTCTGCCCGGCAGTGCCACCACTGACTGATGTAATTGTGTTTAAATTTAATAATTGGAATCCATCTACACATGACAAAGTAACATAGGCTGGATCAAATCCGGTAGGGCTTTGATAATTCCATTCTTGTACATACATAGAACCCAGGTTATATGTAACGCCTAAATACTCTGCCATAAAGCGAATCTTACGCATAGGTTTGATCTTGCCGTATAAACTTGAACTTGTATTGGCCGGATTGAACTCACCAGTTTGATCAACAAATGTAATGCGTGCCGTACCGCCGGTAAATGAATCTGATGACCTATTAAATGCACGGCTAATATAACACTGGGTTACAAGTTGAGTTATATCAACTACATCTGCGGCGGCAGTACCTAGTACAGAAAAATCCAACGGCGTTGCAGGGTCATCCAACACTAATGCCGGATCAAATGTGGCCGAACTTGAAAAGTCAATTTCTGCTTTGAAAATTGCGGCTGGCATTATCTACCTAAATTAGTTAATTGAGTTACCGCACCTGATCGGTTTAAATTGTATAAAGCATCTTGAATAACTGATTGCAATTGACCCTCTGAAATAACTGATCCGGCTACATTTACTATTACCTTTGTACCCATGCCACCCATGCGATCTAATGGCACAACCGCCTCTGATCCGGCTTCACCAATTAAGGCTAATGTAGGTTGTGTTACAACGCCACCTTCTGCCATTTTGGGTATATTAAATTGAGATAAAAAACTACCAATATCTGCATTTAATCCACGCACGCTACTTAATGCAGTATTGTATTGAAAAGTTTCAATTCTTTGTACAGTAGTTTGCACCTGTTGGATAGCATTACTAATTTTTTTCTTACTTATTTCATCTAATAACGCTAACATCTTACGCAATTCTTCATTAGATTCAAATAGTTTTCTTAAATATAATTCAACTTCTTTGGTACTGATACCCCATTTTTGAGCCAAAGAATCAATTTCACCAGTAGTGATTTTGCCATCTTCAATTACTTTTAATACATCTGCATAGCGTTGCGCTTCATCAACAGCCTTTTTAGTACCATCTGCCAATTGTTGTAATATTTTTACACGCAACTCATCTTCACCGGATAACTTACGACTTAAAGCCGCTTGCAAGTTAATACGATCAAGATCAAACATGGCTTCAAGTTCAGCCTTCTTTTTATCTAAGGCTTCTTGTGCGCGTTTTTCTTCTGTTAATTTCTTTTGTTTATTTAATGTATCGCCTGCTAATTTATCTAATCTTGCTTGTAACGCGGCTAACTTATCTGCTACGGCTTTTTGTTCTTTAGTTTGTTTTAAAGTTTTTTTAGTAGTTTCGGTAACTTTTTTACCTTCTTTAGCAAGCATTGAAAAACCGGAAACTAATCCAGGTATAATAGGAATGTTTGATGAATCAAAAATCAATCTCAGGAATCTATTACCTTCAATTTTTTTACCTAAACTGCTAAATGCTTTAGTAATCTTTGATGCTTTATCTGCTAAGGCTACTAATATATATCCACCATTTAAACCCAATGATTCTAGTTTTGTACCAAAATAATCAGAAGCATCTGCGCCGCCTACAATAATTTCAGTTGCAGTAATAAATCCTTGACCTAAACTTGTTTGTGCCGCACCTGCACTAATTTTTAAAGAATCTAATTCACCGCCAAATGTATCAGCCGCTCTTTTTGCTGATCCACTAAATTTTAAAGTTAAATAATCTGTTATATCTGCTAATCCAACTTGCTTAGCAGTAGCCGCATCAAAACCTAAACCTAATGCGCCTAGTGCTTTAAAGTTGCCTCGGCTTGCCTTGCCTAACGCATCTGATACTTGGTTTAAATCACGGCCTGCGCCAACACTGGTATCTACTGCAATTGAAAATAAATCTTGTGCTTTAGTTAAATTTCCAGTTTGAATAATTAAACCATTGATTGCCGGGGTCAATCTATCCTTAGTAATATTTGATGCTTTTTCTATACCACTAATAAAAGAATTTACATTAGGCAATTGATCTAATTCATTTATTGATCTTAAAGATTGTTCAACTGATTTATCTAATCTTTCCTGGGCTAAAGCCGCCTGTATTGAGTTTTTAGCAAAAATCGCTAACCCGGCCGCCGCCGCAATTGCACCGGCTTTGGCAAACGCATTTAGTCTAAATTTACTAGTGGCAACTACCTTGTCAAAACCTTTTAACTCTTTGGTCGCACGCTCTAAACCTTTTTTATCAAACTTAGTTAAAAAGTTAATCGCAACATATTGACTTAGTGCCATGATTAACCCCTAAATTCTCTGCCTAGATATTTTTTTAATACTCCGTATAGATTATCATTTACTTGGTCACCTAATTGTTGTGATGCCCTATAAATCAATCTTTTTTCTTTGTATTCTTGCGCTCTAGGTGATCTTTGTAATTTGCCAATAAATTCTTCACTAGCATTTGGGTTACGACTAATACGCCTAGTTCTACCGCGTGATCTTGATGATCCAAAACCTGCCAACTCATAAATTATACCTGGTACAGATTTATTTATCACCGCTATTGCAGTTACACCAAATGTAACGCCTTTAATTCTTTGTACTTTGGTTTTAGCCGTACTTACTCTAATGCCGCGTATAACTTCTGTTTGCGACCACTTCCAACGGCTTCTTTTATCTTTACCAATAGTTCTACCCCGGTGTGCTTGATCATTAGCCCAACCCCATTGTGGTGGGTAATTTGGTTCTACTTCACGCCATCCTGGAAATGGTTGATGTGGTACAAAATCTTGGGCTAATTTTGCAACAGGCTTAACAGCCTTAGTTAATCCACGCCTAAATTCTTTTTGTAAATCAGGATCAACTTTTTTCATCTTAGCCATTACTTCATCTAAGTTTTCAACATAGATTGATGGCACTGCGGCCAATGATCTAATACGGCCAGGCAATCCTGAGTATCTAGGGTTGATCATTACTTCCGCCTAACTGTTGCCTTCTTGTTTTGGTAATGCCGTTCTTGCAAGATGGCTTTAATGGCTGAATAAATCGCTGGATCAACCTCTAATAAATCTTTAGGGCTAATACCTGTTGCCACCGACACGGAAGCGACTTCATAAATTGAGCCGTGCCGGTCTATCCATTTTTTGAGTCATAAACCAAATCAACATCTAAATATTGATTGATGTAATCATCACCAAATAATAGTTCTGTTTTGCCTGCATCTTTTTCTAAACGCCATGCAAACCACCACAAATCCGATTCCATTTGTAGTTCACCTAGACGCTTACGCCAACCGGTTTTAAATTCGGATTCAAACGCCACCTTTGCGGATGGCGTAAGATCATAGGTTACTTTTTTACCATCTTTTTTAACAATTTCAATTTTGTGCATTGTCCCACCCTTTTCTTATTACGCGCTAGTTGATTTTGTTAATGCCGTTACAGGAAGCGAAACGCTAACTGAGGCTACCGCATCAACAGCACCATTTACAGGTGTCCATGATGAGATAAGGCACGACATTGTATAACTTGGATTTGTTGCGGTTACTGTTCCTGACACTGGTATCAATTTGATATTCAGTTTAGTGCCTAACGCATCTTCAAACAAAGCGTTTACTGATGCTGATGCAAAATCGTTGTACAGTTCTAGATTCAGTGTAGGGCGTTCAATCCCACCTATCATGTTTTGTACGGAATCCAGCATGGCTGTGATTTCTACTTGATCAATTTCGCGTGCAAGGCTTACAGTGCTGACATGATCAGTAATGGTAGTTGTACCTACTATCACGGCAACTTTGTTACCCATAAATATGGCCATAGTTTTCCTCTCTTACTAACCT